TGCTACCGAACAATACAGACGTTCCGAGAAAGAACCTAGAACCTTCCTATATACGTTGATAAGTACTGATAAGTGATCTTCCTAGCACTGTACACTCTCCGAGTGATGTTCTATATAAATATATTAAGAAAGGTATAGACAACTGCTGAGATAGTTGATAAGATGCATTCCATAAAGTGGATAAGGAATACTATTATGATTGATATGCACTTCTGGATAGGTATAACATGCGTAGTTATATGCTTGATAGCTCTACTGTATCCTATAGATACTGATAAGGACTCTTGATAAGAGAGTTCCAAGAAATTCCTCAAGAAAAGTGGTATGGGGGAGTAAACGGGACGGGTTAGGTGGGAGAGACCCCTTCACAAATATATGTCAAATTTTGGATTCAACTATAACTTGCAAGAGAACCTTCCCCACATAAGTCACCAACAGTCCTTAGTAACTACTTTAGAATGTTAAGAATAACAGCAGCTATATCTAGCGCTTTAGAAGCTCCTGATAGCCCTTTATTAACCTTGTCCTTACCTTTGTACTCCTGAACAGAATTAACTGCCTTAGCGCTCTCTACGATTGTTCCTAGAGTGCTTACTACATTAACTGCATCACTATGCTTGATCTTCTTTAGTGCTGATAGATTTACCTTCATTTAATTTCTCCTTTACGAATAGTACTAACTGCTTAGCAGCATTGATGACTAACCAATTACGAGTTAGTCTTTCTTTAATTTCTTGTTCTGTCATCTACGACGACCTCCAAACTTCTTAGTAGTTCCCGAACCTCTACGCATACCAGTATTAGCGAACTTACCATGTGTGTAACCCATAGGATTACGTCTCCACTCTGCAATCTCTTCCTCACGACGTTTAACTGCACCAGCTTCATCATCTTTAGCTAAGAATGGTGATAGACGTTCTACTAACCGTTGTACACAGTCAGCACGGTCATCATGTACCAGACTACCTCTATCGTAAGTAATGTTACCTAGCTGATAGAAGCAACTATATTGATTACGCTTTTCCATAGGATGTTGTAAACAGTATTCCCAATCTTCTTGAATAGCTGAACTTGTCACTACTAACTTATGACGACGAGTCACAGGAGAGATAGTATCAATGATACGACGCTCTTTCTGAGTAGTAACGAAATAATCGTTCACAGCAACGCCTGAGAGCGCGCTATTAAGCTCTGAATGAGTAACCCCGTAGGATTGTAGCAGTTCAAGGAAATCTTCGTCCTGTGAGCCTTTAGAAGCCTTTAAACGCAATTTCTCAATTTGAGCTACAACTAACTGAGTAACAGTACCATGCCCCATGTTACGTTCAATGTCTAAATCCTTAATACCAGACGTAACCATCTTCATGATAACCTTATTCAAGTTCTCTTCTTTTGTACCACCCTTAAAACCACCTACCGATAGTAGATAGATATAAGAGTTAGTAGCTGCACCTGTAGCGAATGCAATCTCATCACCACCAGAACCAGCAGGGTCAATAATCATAACCTTGTGTTCAAATGGTACAGACTTATCAGAACCAATACCCCAATACATGCGAAAGGCTGTCATTGCTGGTGTTAATTCTTTATATGCTGTAGTTGGATCACATTTGTACTGAACCACCTCTGGTGCGGAATCTGTACCTGTACCGACCACAGGAATGTCTGATAGTTTAATCTTGGTACGCATCTCATCAGATAATGTTGTATCTAACATGTACTGTAATGCAAAACCTTCTGGTCCATAGTCCAACTCTTTAGATTGTAGGGTTTCTTCTCCGATGTGATTAGGGTCAGTAGGTTGCCCTCTGTTACCTTCGATACCACCACCTGTTTGTAATTCTGGATTTTCTAATAAACGCTTCATGATCATAGGCGCAATCTCTGTACCCGAACCATAACGTTCTAATTCTTCATTTGTAGGGTAACGACCTGTCCAAACTCGAACACTAAAACCACGACGAGGTAATTCACGGTAAATTGAGTCCTTAGTCTGAGGTGTACCTAAATACATAATGTCACCATGAATACAGATAGCTGAGAACTCACGAGTCTGTAATGCTAACTTCTCACGCTCTGTTTGAGTCATAGAGTTACGCATAACCTCAATATCGTCAGCTAATAAAAAGTCAGCACGTTTACCTGCTAACTGTGCAGAAATACCTACAGATGATACGGAAGCGGATTTATCAATACCTTTTAGATCACAGTGAATATCATAGTTCTTAGCACTATCTCTGTCACCTCTGGTCGTATCTGGACGCATCCAACATAGAATATCCCATTGGTTAATGATACGTGTAATAATCAGTGCAATAGAGTCAGCCTGATCACCACCAGCAGATACAATCAAACAACGGTCTTTAGGGCGCTGTATAAGCCTCCAGATACAATATAAAGCAGCTAAGGTACTCTTAGCCTGCCCACGCTGTGCCTGCACCATACGGTACTTATAACCATGTTGCATGAAGTCTGCAATGTCATCCTGAATCTCCGACATCTTAAAACCGAGATAAGCCATACCTAACTCAGCAAAGTCTCGGAAGCTCAGGAATAACCCTGCAAACATTAATGCGAACATTTCACGATCTTCTTTAGGGATTAACTCTGGTCTATCATTGTGTTGAGCAACATGTGCCCGTAATCTTTTAAAGCGTTCTCGGAACGTCGCATCAATCATAACAACTCCTTATTGTATAGGTCCTAACAGATCATCGAATTGACCTGATTCAACTTGTGTTACTAAAGCATCTACCTTCGCACGTTGTGCTTCGGATAAGTCTTTTAACTCTTCTTTTAATTTCTCCATACCGTCAGCATCAGGTGTGGCTGTGATACTTTCATTCTTTAAGAAAGTAACGATAACGTTCTTATCAGCAGATGCTAAAGGGTAGTCACCTTCGATAGCATCTTGGATGTCTTTAATGAACATATCCACCAACAACTCATGCAATAAGCATAGACGGCTAACACTAGCCCCTGTTTTCTTACCTGCCATAGAATCCTCCTAAAAGTCCCAACCCTCAACACCTATACCATAACCGTCCATAAACCCTCCTATAAGCTCCGTAGAGCGCGTTCAAAGATAATAGCGTACTTCGCTATAAGCTCAGCCTTATCTTTCCCATTAATGATATTACGAGCAGCTACGTACTGCTGTTTGTTGTATTTACTAACTGGACGTTTACGTCGGAATCCAACACCTGTGAACCAACCATTCAACATACCTTTGATAGCAATCTGAATAGCAATTAAAGGTTCTAGGGCTTTCTCAGGATTCTTAATCAGGTCAACTCCAATAAGTTTACTAATACGTCCATAATTCTCCTCCCAAGTTAACTGCACATAACCATAACCAATGTAAGGGTAGTACTTCTTAGATCGAAGGTAGCTATCCGAACCAGCTTCTTTAATCGGTTGCATAGTTCGATAACCACTTGGTAAACCAGTCTCATGATAAATGGTAGCTAGTAAATAGGCTGCCTCTGGATAAGATAAACCAGACTCAGTAGCTTTCTCTACAATAAAGTTTATCGCATCTACTTGAGTTTGATCTAACTTACCTCCGAATAGTTCATTACGGATAATACTAAACCCGTCTTTAGTCAGAATCATTTGAAACCTTTCCTTCTAAATATTTCATAGTTCGCACTGTACCGTACCAACCGATAAAGCCAGCTACTACGTGAGCAGCGCCAGCAGTTAATGTTTCAGGTACAATGATACCTGTTAATGTGCCTAAGAAGCTCATACCTACTAATGCGATAGCTGTAAAGATACCACAAAGTAGTGCTTCAATAAACGAGAATTTATTATCCTCTTTCTTAGTTCGTAGTAGTGCCACTACAAAAGATGTAGCAGCAGCACCTACGATCAACTTGTCTAAGCCTGACCATACATAGATCAGAACTGCGTAGAACTGATCTAGCATGTTCATTTAGTCTCCGTTGTTAATAATTATAGTTGGAAGCTATGTACCTTAACTCATAGCTTCATTATCACGTAAGTTAGTTGGTCAAATTGTCTATAGGGGCGGTACAGACCATTGGCGCTGAAAGTGCTACACAAAATAACACCTACAATCCAACTAATAACTCGTTCAGCTAACGGCTTACCAGAAGGCACTAGGGCGGTGACTGTTGCACCAGCCACCCCCATAAAAATGACGCCTACGTGCGCTTTTAGCCACTCCAGAATCATGTTAACAAAATCCACTATAGATTCACCCTATATAAGTTTTACTTATAATAGCAAAAAAGCAAAAGAAGTTGCTCATATGGCTTTCAAAAACCCATTTGCATCTACAGTTGTATTTCCAGAGTGATATATTTTATACCAAGGTGTAAAAATCCCCCCGTATGGAGCGCATCTGAAATAAATCCTGTTACTGTCTTTTCTAATTGCAATCTGAGTGGTGTTCGTGTTTACATTTGACGAGTTAGTAGCAACATCAGAATATTGCTGAATAACCCAAGCACCACCATTTTCTGGGTAATTATTTGCAAGTGTTGCCCCTGCTGACTTACTCTGCTTGAATGTAATTGTTCCCAAGTATCGCAAATTATTTAAATCTTCTGTAGACAATTCTTGACCATTTTCTCGAACACTACCCCTTGTGAATATAGAGCTGTAAGTTTCATTTGTTGGTGTTGATAATGGGTTGTATAGATTGCTTGGTAAGTTTACACAGCTTTCAATCTTATATGTTCCGAAATCAAGAATTACAGTAGTTGCAGAACCCCACTTGACACCAAAAGCAGTTGTATCATTTACTGATGCGCCTGTGATCGGTATGTTCACACGAACATTACTATAATTTAAATACGATGTATCAGTTATATTTATCCAAGAAGGGCTGGTTGATGTGTCTGTATTTAACAAACCATCAAAAGCACTATCCTTAATATCTAATCTGGTTTCACTTCTTAAATCAAATAATGCATTTTCATTACCCCAAACAGGATTAGAAACTTTATATTTATTGTAAAAGCGCATTGCTGTCATTTTTACAATAGTAACTGAAGCTCCTTGCCCATGAAATATTTTATAAGCATGATTATTTTCAGAGGCACAGCTTATAAAAGTGATACTACTATTTAATACTCGATAGAGAGCTTTAATTGGGCTGCCATCAAGACCGTTATTGTCTGCGCCACAACTGATCAGAGTGCTGTAATAGAGGTTATTAAATTCGTAACAATAGCTTGATTCACCTCGTGCGTTTATAGCCCAGCAACTATTCATTGTTATAGAAGTGCCCATATTTACAATGTATGGTCTATCTGATGATGATGTCACCCGAATCATGGATATCATCCAAGCGTCATCTGAATAAAAACCTTTAATAGCATTATGAATCTTAAAATTTGAAAAAGATGATTCGGCGATTCTTGGTGCGTATAAGCCAAATTCACATTTAACAGTTGATGTTACCAAGAATCCATCAAATTCACAATAGTGAGCATAATCATTGGCAGACCAATACCTAGCAATAATCACTGCATCTTTAGCAAAAGAGGGTGGAAGGTCTGTTTCTGTACTATTTGTTGTTTTACATATCACTGATTTTTGATGCCCAGAACCTTTAATTTTTTTACCGCTCGTATACCATATAGACCGTGTTGTATAGTATGTTTTTGGTGGAATTTCGAGGGGAAGGGGGTGTTTAAAAGCTGCTTGAAGTGCTAAATAATTGTCAAATGAAATGTCATCACCTTTAGCGCCAAACATTTCAGGCGTTAAGGAATCAAAGTTAATACGAACATATACAATAGAAGCATTTGAACTCTGTAAAATAGTACCACCATCATCAACTAAAGTGCCTTTATTTTTACTAATAAAAACACCACCACCCTCACCTTGCCCCTCATTAAATGATGTCAGGTAAATCCTTTCGCCCTCACCATTGGGATTTAATAATCTCAATGCTGCGGCAGATTTAACACCGTTATTAATCTCCTGCTGATTTAATCCGCTTTCGTCAATAATTTGACTTGCACTATTAACTTCCACCCAACCAGTCATATCACTATTAGGGTTATTTGTATTATTAGGCACAGTAGACTTAACAATATCCCCATTATCAAGCATAATGCGCGCATTTTTAGGGTACACTATTTCAGGGTTGAAGTACTTTAAGTAGTACTGTGTTTGTGAAGCAGCTACTTCTGCTGCATTAGCAGCCTCTTGAGCAGCTTCGCTAGCCTCCTGTGCTTGTTGCAAAGCTTCTTGTAAACTATGCACTAATGGTAGTACATCACCACGTAGTTTAATAAAGCCATCCCGCACCTCTTGCTGAGAGTGCACGATCTGTCTAAAATCTGCATCAACATTCTGGTCAATGAATAACGCACCAGCATCAAAGATGTACTTCATCTTATCAATATCTGTTTCGCGTTCAATACGAACCGTACCTTCTGTAATAGCAGGTTCAACTTTTAGAGTAACAGCGTTAACTTGAGATACAGTATACCCCAAGTCTTCAACTGCTACGTCATTAAGAAAGACATGTACAGCATCATATTTCTCATCATATTCAAAACTGATAGGGAAAAGGTCTGTAGGTGTAGTCACCACTGTCTCTGTAAATGAGCGTAGTATATTCATAAATTATCAATCCTCAAAAGCTAGTGCCAAAGCATCTAACAATACTGCTGAGTTAGCAATACTATTTTTCTTTAGCGTAATTAAGTCTGGCTCACCTGTAGCCAACTCACTCACAAAATTCCATGTTTTACCTAACGGGGCTAAAGCTGTTACTGAGCTTTGGTCAACACCTCCAATAAGCATCTCTAATGGGTAGTTCCAAGAACCTAAAGCACTCATAGTCTTAACTGTCATCTTAGCAAGGTCCTCATCAGGTTCTTTACCATTACGCACGTTAATCGCTGCACCTACTAGCATAGCTGCGGGCATTTGTGCTGCCATGAGTAAAGCTAGACCTACAGCACCATCACGGTTCAATGTACGACGTAGTACTTTCTGTTGCATAGCAAACGCATAACGCATATATGGGAAGACAACCTTACCCATAGTACTATGCTCAAGAATACTAGGTACTTCGCCTTTCTGGATGTTAAATGCTAAGTTATCAGATTCATTGAAAATCTTCTGTTCAAGAGCAGCACGGGTAGCGTTAGACCACGAGTCGATATTACCACCTTTAGCTTTCCATTCAGTCTGTATAGCGCTAAGCAGTTCATCAGATACCTTCATCTTGCTCTTCATGTACTTAATATCACGAGCATTACCATTAGCAACACCACGTAATACATCACCATATACACCCATTAACATACCGATCTGGAATCGTTTAAGATACTCAGATAAGTTTAGGAAACGTGTACTCTGGCTGTAGTACTGTGCAGCCTCATGAATACCATTAGATACTGAATAACCATCTGAATAATGACTCATGAAGTTCTTCCAGCGTGAAGGTGCAATAAGTTTACCTGTGAAGATGTCCTCCAACGTCTTAGCCTCAGAAGTACTAAACCCTTTCATACCTTTAACAGCAGTCTTTAGACCACGATAGATATGTGGGAAGCTACGTACTACACCCGTCTTATAAACCTGAGTCGCTACGTCGATAATACCGTATAGACCTGAGTTAGCTAGTAACATCATATCTGCTACTGCTTGAGATGTGCGTAAAGCTTCTGGTGCAGCTTCACCGATAGGACGCCCTAGTAAGTCATCACGTACTGCTTGAAAGAACTTACGTGCTTTCTGTGGGTCTTGCCCTTTAGGTAATTTATCTAAGTATGAAGTTAATAGGTTATCTAACTCTACCTCAGACTTAATACCGTACTGTGCTAGACCGTTACGAGCAGCCATACGACGCGAATACTCTTCAAGATTACCAAAGGTACTGGAATCTGTTAAGTCTTTCATACCGAATGTTTTACCAGTACTAGACTTATAAGTCATATTCCAATCCCAATCCATACGCTTACGTAGGTTCTTAGGTTGACCTTGTGCATCTTTAGAAGCTTCAAACATACGAGCAGTTACACCACTAGCATCCGCATTACTTAAACCTGCACGCGTAAGTACGTCATGAATCTGCTCCTTAGTCATACCTGTGGTTGCTACCTCAGATAAGTTCCTAGCAGCATCACGTTGCGTTTGCAAGAAGTGTTGACCAACCTGCTTCTCAGTTAATTTGAAATTACCTTTAGGGTTTAACAGTTCAGGGTAGATACGGGTAATCTGCTTGCCATAGAAATGAGCAATATCATCCCATGAACCTAGCTTACGATTCTCGACTGCATCTAATATACGATCATAACTATGACGTACAGGCATATAAGTACTACGACGTACAATCTGATCAGCACCTTCTGCTTCTAAGAATCCTACCGCTTTAGCATCATCTAGTACACGTGTAGCAAAACCTGAATCAATATAGGTTCGCATAACACGTTGCATACTTGGATGCGGTTCAATAGTATTAATAAGTTGCTTGATAGTTGCATCAGAAGGTACTTGACCTAATTGCTCTGTTAATTCTAAGACTTTAGCGTCTAAGCGTTGCATGGACTCTTGGAACTTCTCCATTGTTTCTTGTGTGGCTCTACCATACGATCCATTATTTCGAGTAATAGGATTAGGTTTAACCAACGTAATCTCTGATACAGCATCACTTAAATCTTTCTCTAAACCAGCCAAACGCCATGAATAGTTGTTTAAGTACGCTGCTTGTGCTGTAGCTACATCATCACCATTGTTGTGTACACCTGTTAATAAACGATTAACCAGTGTTGAATTATCACCTTGAGTCAAATAATAAAGCTTATCATAAGAGCTAGACAACTCTGCCAACCAACCATGTTTTTTAATTATATCGGAAGGTGCGCCACTCGGTGTACTAATAGGCATAGATGTAGATTTAATAATATCCTCTTTAGCAGTCTCTAAAGACTGCTGTACATGTGGTTCGATAAGATGGTCTGTAGAGCCTAAACTTTTGAGTTCAGCACTAACAGCATCATCAAGATGTTGTACAGGTTTAATAGCACGTAACCCAGCACCTAGACCAAACGTAATGGAATCCATAAAACGTTCGTCCTCAGACCGAATAGATTGACCCTCTAAGGCTAAGTTTACACCATAAGCTGCACCTGCTGCTGTAGCTGCCTGTGCTGCACGTACACCCATCTGAGCCATACGTGAACCTTTAGCTGCCCAACCTAAATAAGGGATAGCTGCCAAAGGTAAGTCGATGTCAATAAGACTAGCTGCGATACCTGTAATAGGGTTCTCTGCTAATGCTTTAGCATCTTCACGTTTAGACACGATACGTTCTGTACGACTTTTCCAATCTTCATAGTTTACTGCTTTGTTAAGATATTCCGCTTCATCTGCATGTTGCATACCCCAATCTTTAAAGAACTGATCTGTAAATTCGTCAGGTGTAAAGTTAGGGTCTCGGTCATATCTTAATTTATCCATACCACTACGTAACCAATCTCGTCCAGTAGGTGCAAATCCTGCGATAGCTGTATCCAATATAGATGGAGGTGTTTCTCGCTCTAAGCTCTCTAACTGTTGAGTCTCGGTAGTAAGGTCAACTTCGTCAGCTTGACCTTGTGGTTGTGTATTTATAACATGATTAATTTTAGGTACATTACCAGCAGGAACAATAGGTAGTTCAGGCTGAACCTCTGGTAACAATTTAGATTCTTGTGTTCCTGTAAAAAGTCCAGCCATAATATCCTCCTATCGTTTACCTTGTGCTGTAAAATGTTGACGTAATGCGTCTCGGTAGAAACGGTTACGTTGATGTTTCTCTCGTTTGTCTTGTGTATCACCACCTGCTGAATAGATAGGCATACTCTTAAGAATACGTAATCCATCTGCATAGGTAGGTGCATTCATAGCTCGTGTAATAGTATCTGCTGCACCACCACCACCATGCCACCATGCATCTGCTAATAACATAACAGATTGTTTATACTGTGGCGGGTAAGGGGCTGCTGTAGGAATAGGTACACCAACTTTAGCTAGACGATTACCCATACCCTTAAAGTATTCATTGAAGAAGTCTGCTTCAACTTTCATAATACCTTGCGGATCACCTGCTACTGCATCAAACTTAGCCTTCCATTTAGGGTGTTTATCCATGCGAATACCATGCCCATATACATTACCAGAACTTGCGCCACCTACACCTTTAACAAAAGATTGCTGAGATGCGAAAGATTCGAATGTATTGAAGTTACTTACTAGCTGTGTAGCTAAGCCTATATTACCATTGAACATACCTGCCATGTTAGCGGGGATACGCACGGTACTTGTACCGCCACCAATACGCTTAAGTGGGAATGTGCCAAGACTGCCGTTACTATTGATAGTAACAGGTCTAGCACGACCACCAGACATAGCACCACCGTAGCGACGCATGTTCTCACCATATAACGTATTTGATGGTCCAGTAACTAAACCACCTGAGTAAGTCTTAGTAGCAGCTAATTGCTTACTACCACGATTACTATATTCCTTAGCCATATCGTTACGTAGACGGTTCATTGTAATCTGTGCCCCTTGCATACCTGCAACACCTGACACGTTTACTAACTTACCTTCTTTGTCATAAGCTTGGAAATATAAACCTGTACCACCCTCATCAGAAGATACAACAATATCCTCTGGTCTAGTCTTAAGGCTCTTAGCAATTTCTTGACGATACTTATCTACCACTACACCTAACAGATCAGAACTTAAAGGAACACCGTTATCTGACTTCATACCTTTCACTACATTAGCAGCATTAGGTGTTAATACAGTACTCGCATAACCTTTAGGTGATTTCTGTAGCATACCTAAAGCCTCCATGTTAGCCATAAGAAGTTCAGGACTAGCTGTAGTAGTACTTGGTGCTAACTGGAACTTACCAGCTTTAGCAGCAATTATAATAGCATTAAGTTGTGAATCTTTGACAGCAGATTTCTGACTATTCCAGAAACCACCACCATGACCACGACTAAACCATTTATCTAATTTAGTTGTATCGGCTGTCAATGCAGTTGTCGCTTTATCAATGTTCTCGTAACGAACTTGACGATTAACTGGATTACGCACTAATTCACGAGCATCAGTCATACGTCCACCATTACGCCATAACTGCTCTACTGCTCCACGATATTCTTCTGGAACACCTGCAAGCAACTGTGCAGCACGTGCTGGATTTGTTTGTGAATAATTGCGGTACATACCTGCCATTGTATTAAACACTTGCTCACGGTTCTTGTAGTAAGGGTCTTTCTCAGCCTCAGCTTGAGTCATACCCATAAAACCTGTAAATTGTGAACTAGCGTACTCTGCACCCTTCTTAGCTAATTCTGGTACATCTGTCTTACCTGAGAAGGCGTGGTTAATCATAGCCATACCACCTTGTAAAACATCACCATTAGCTTCTCGTAGATGCTTCTGTGTCCAAAGGTTTACAAACGTGTCTTCACCCTTACCTGTACTTGCAATAAAGTCAATCATGTCAGGGAATTGGTCAATAGTGTTAATATCAATATCCGCATTCATAACCTTATTATGTTGAGTTACATAAGAGTTAGTTAATTGGCGAGTCAAAGATGTTTTCTTATCCTCACTCAAATTAGTGTTACTATAAATAGCATGTATCTGTTCATTATAATCATCAGAATCTAAAGGAATTTCACCTACTTCAACACTAGCAATATACTCAGTCACTTTACGATCAGCCATAGTATCATTGTAGTTAGTAATACCTACATTAATATCATCAGCAATCTTACGTATACCTGTAAGAGTATCTAAATCTACATACCCTTTAGTATAAGCATGATCTACCATACCTCGTAGTTTATTTACCACTTGATCTGCACCTTGTGCTGTAGGATCAATTTGCTGCCCGATAAACTTAAACGCACTTGCTATTTCATCCTGTGCTGACTTAGTAGCTTCTTCTAATGTTAAATTAGGGTCAGCAGTCATCTTAGCAGCTACAGAACGATTCACGTATGCATAAGTAAGTACGTCTAATTCATCACCACTTAACTCTGTAGTACGTAATGTATTTACATAGTTAGCCTGTAATGTTAATGTACTCTGATAAGCTTTATCGATAGCAACACGTTGTTGTGTGTCCTTGATAGTTTTCTGATAGACAGCATTCTCTTTTAAACCTTCCTTATAAAGATGTTCTTTAAAGTCAGCATCAAGATCGCTGTTATAAATAGCATCTGTGTATTGAGTTAAATACTCTTTACCTACTTGGTACATCTCATCCGAGCTTGCACCACTGTCTGCCATCTCTTTGATACGTGCATTGAATTGTTGAAGTTGTTGTGCTTGTGTAGCTACTAACTTCTGGTATTCTTTACCTTGATTATAGTATTTACCATCAAGCCAATTCACTTCTCGCTGTACGTCATTCATTTGATCACTACGACCTAATGCAATAAGACGATCAGCATTTTCCTTATTATATGTTTGTAAAGCTTTGTCCGCAGCAGGTAATATGTCTTGCATAAAGCTACTCAATGCATTACCTTCTGCTGGACGTTCGATAGCTTGTAAATTACTTACTTGTACATCACGTACATTTGGCATCTGAATTTGAGTAGCCATATACCCTCCATATTACGCTGTTAATGATCCTGCTGAGCTTGTACCCATAGCAGAACCAGATTTACCGAATGATCCGAAATCGGATAATCCAGATAAACCACCACCTGTGGAACTCATTGTAGTAGTCCCTGTAGAACCACCTTTATATTGTTGGTACATATCCATACCTTGTTTAAACATCCCTGCGTAATCTACCTTAGATGTCTCAGCTTTACTACGACGTAAAGAACCTGCTGCACGGTTTACAACCTCATTAATTTGAGTGTTATAGTTATCTACACCAACTTCCCAATCAATCCACACTTGTCGTGTAGCCTGTTGAACTTGTCGATCTAAAGTACTCTTAAGAGCATCAGCACTTGCGCCAATAATATCTCTTGCACCATATGCTGCATTAAATTGAGAAGCTGCTACTTGCCCTTGTGTCCGATAAGAGTCAAGGGCTTGGGATGTTCGTAAGTTCTCTATGTTACGCTGACGATCCATATCGAATAACGTAGAACCTAAGTTATGTACCACTTGTTTGTTGTATGCTTTTAAGGCTTCCATATCCTTGTCAGGTGTTAATAACCCTAACACACCTCCAATAATAGCACCATAAGCTGCACCATAAGGACCGAAATTACTCCCGATAGATGCACCTGTCTGTGCGCCTTGCATACCACCTTGCATGTTCATAGCCATTATAAACGTCTCCGTCCTCTGTTTGGTATACGGATATTATAACTAGTGCTAATGATGTTTAACTCAGTTGTACCAGTAGTTCTAACACTAAACTCTGTCGAACTTAATAATGTACCACACGGGAATTTAACATCACTAACTGTATTTACTCGCGTATACCCTAGTTGTGCTTCTGACCAAGCCTGTGCGGATGTTTCACCATCAAATACATCACCATAGGTATCAGAAACATGGTACTCAAACTCACCTGTACCTTTGAATGTCATTGTAAGATCAACTACTGTACTATTACTTCCAGCAACTACGCGACCTTTATCATCTTTAACAAAAGGAGGTGTTAGTGTGAGTGAACTTTCATAAGGTACACCTAGATAAATACGTCCATTGAATTGACACTTAATCTTAGTACCTTCGATTTCATACTGAACCATAGCATGACGCATAGTCTCAGAACTGTATACCGCAGCTACTAACTCACCATCTGGTAAGAACTCAGGTAATGTACCTTCACCATCCACAATATCTACGTATTGGTAAATGTCTAAGAATGGGATAGGTTTATTGTCTAGTTGGTTTAACTGTACGTTAATAGTACCAACCACTAAATCATCACCTACATCCATGAATAATACTAAATACTCTTGCAGGAACTGTACATGAAGCACATCATAAGGTAATTCCCATTTATGGAAGCTCATTAATGGACGGTCTTCACCTGCCCACAAGTACTGGTGTACAAGTAACTCTTTCTGGTCTGAACTGAACACTGCCATATTATCAGTAGTACTACCTGTGATTGAAGTACAAACACCTGTAGCATATAACGGGATATGGTCTGCTAAGTTCTGTGCATAGTACTGTGCATCTGAGTAAGCATTAGGGATCATCTCACCAACTTGATAGTAATCTGTACCACGTTGATATGTATAATACAAACTACGTGATACGACCTGTGGTTCACTAGCCATACTAATGTTAGCTTTTGAACTTGGATAGATAACAGCCGTCTTAGGTGTAAGTACTGTACTATTAGCTGGGATAACAGCTTGTTGATTCTGAGCCAATAAAACTAAGTCTTTATTGTACGGAACAGCATACTCAAACTGTGCCGAACTTAGAGCAGTACTAGACACCTCAATAGGATCATCATCCTGTAATTCCTCTACAGTGGTACGCATATATACATTAAAGTCTGCTGTAGCACTCATATTAACATATGAACCACTAAGTAGTACTAAACGTGATTGGTATGCACTAATACCTGTAATACCAAAATCCACAAACTTAGGTAATGGGTTATTATCATCATCACCTGCTGTACGTGGTTGAATATCTAGGCTTTTAACTTGGATAGTATCGGTATCATCAAAGTACCAGTAAATAGGTTCGTTAGTGAACTTATATGGAGCCTCATATACACCACATTCTTTCCAAGTACTTGTAGTAGCGTTGTATTGGTAATAAGCGGAGTTACCTACTGTACCTACCGCAATAATATACTTATCTAAGATATTAGGTAGATTAGCAATAATATCCTGTTTACCTTGTACACGACTAGAATTACTCGTCTGAATATAAGTACTACCTGTACCAGACTCAATCACTAGCAAGTTTGTATCTATAGCAGATTTAGCTTTAAGTGCAACCGTACTACCTTCCCGTACAACAGTATAACGCGCATTAAGAGTAGTATCCTCTTTAATCCTATTCTCCATCTCAGTAGCTACCCATTCAGGAGTAGCCTGCCATGCCTCACTACCCGATGTACCCACACCAAAACTTAAGGTATAAGAACCTGACTTGATATCTACTGAATACATCTTAGAGAACTGACCAGAACGAATACTGATATAACCCATTGTACTTGGATTAGGTATAGGGTTAGTACCGCCTGTAGGTGTCTTAGTAATAACTTGTTCTGTATTTAATACAAAGCAATTATTACGTGAGACTGTACTACGGATACTAGCCTTACCATTGGAGGCTTTAAGATAATCTGTTTGATGTGCTTTAAGTAAGGAACCATCAAAATTATAAATCTTTAAAGTACCTGTAACAGTATCTACGATTATAATGTAATTAACACCATTGATGTCAATTAAACGTATATAGCTACTATTAGGAATACCTGCTAACTTGGTTCGGAATTTAACCCCACCACGTCTACGTAAACCTGTTACAGCATCAGATAATAAATTAAGCTGTGCGCCTAATTGTCCGTCACTACGCTCTTGAGGTGTTTGCTGTGATACACCTTTCAAGAATGACGGGTACACTCCCTCAAGAATCATAATAACTCCTATCGTCTTAAATATCGTTGGAAGCGACTACGACGCATAGCTGCATCATTACTGTTCCATTTACGATTACGCATATTCTCTTGAACTAATAATAAACGGTTAGCTTCTTTACGTTCTGTCATAAGTTGAATAGAGTTCTCCACACCATAATCAGAGACGTATACTTCGATACCTGCTAAATACGTAATGTACTGTGCAGCATACTCTGGTAGTTCTTCAAATGGATAATCATAGATAATCTTAACTTTAACAGGTCCAGTAAAGTACCGTGTGTCATTATCAATATCATATAGTTTAGGACCACGCTTAGCTACACGCTTAGTAATACCATAAATAGCTAATGTATTAAGTGGTGCATCAATTGTCTTGTCTGTATTTAACAATAGTACCTTATTAGGAACTTCGTTAAACCAGTGACCCTCTGCAAGTACACTCTTACGTTGTCGATCAATAGCTGCAACGATACGGGATACTGTAGGGTTCCGTGAATCTTCTACACGTGTAATAACATGCTGTCCTAAATAAGGTAGGATAGCATTTACAGCTTCAAGTAGAGTCATAAGTACATCCTCCTTGTTATGTTGATTTACTTTAAGATATGATATTATGCATAGCCAGCCATTACACTTGTACCCACACTGCAAGGTTATTGCAATCATCATTGTTTGAATATCATATCTTAAAGTAAACCCTTTCGAGTTTACGTGGTTGGTGTAGTATTAGTTTTAATAACAGCTACATCAGCCTTAATTGTTGCGGTGTCAGTCTTAACCGTACCGACATCTGTTTTGATTGTGTTAGTATTCGTATTAATAGTCCCTACGTTAGTCTTAACTATAGCAATCTCTATTTTGTTCGAATCCACAACCGTTTTAACTGCTGCAACCGCAGTCTTTATTTCATCAATAGAAGCTTGAATAGTAGCCAACTGTGGATCAGATGAACCACCTGTAATAGCTTCTGAAACAATCGGTGGACCAATAGCACCAGCCATATCACCTCCTATTACTCAGCTTTAGCTGCTGTCTTAGAACGTGTCGGGGCTTTGTCCTGCTCTTCTACCTTAGCCTGTAACGCACGTACTTGCTCTAATAATGCAGCCATCTGTGCTTGTGTATCTGCGATAGCTGTATCATCAGAAGTTTGAGTTAATGCTAAAGATACGATTGGTTCACATAATGCACCTGCCATATTATAAATCTCCTAAATAGAAAGGAGAGCCGTTAAGCTCTCCATGTTATTATTCTTAAGGTGTAACTTGTTCAGTAATACGAACAACACCAACTGTGTCTGGACGACGTACATCTACAGTGAACATAGAGTAGCAGTCAAGAATCTTAGACTTAGAACGTGGATCATACCACGGTTCAACAGTCCACTCTTGAGCTGTTACAGTCACAAGAGATAGCGCTTTAGAGAAGATGATCATACGACCTTTAATCTCCTCAGCAGTTACGTCGAATGCGTTACCATTTTCAGTAGTAGATAAACCGTGACCAGTGATAGCTGCTGTAGGGAATGCAGTATTCTCTACTACAGGGATACCATTCACTTTAACCACACGACGGTTAGCAAAGTCACCGTTTTCTGCTGTGTAATCCTTGTTGATTAACTTAGGATGATGTAACAACGCTGAGAACGTATCTACGTCAACTAAAGTAACCATGTCCTGTAAAGGTACACGACGTTTAGCTAATGTATCACGAGCTTTAGCGTGAGCTTTAACAAGTGCAGAAGCATTTTGCTCTAACTCTGCATCAGTTAAGTTATCACCACCTTTAATTGTTACAGGGACGAAGAAGCCGTCGTGGAACTCACCATGCTCTTTCAAGTGAGCAGGTGCTACCCAAGCTGGGGCTTTCTGTAAACGGATGATATGTGCTTGGTCGTACTCTAAACCAAAAGTAGTACCGTTGTTACGTCCCATCTCCGTCCAGAAGCTAGGTGCAGTCCATTCATCCATCTTATCGACAGGGTTACGGATGTAAAGCATAGCCTCTACAACTACGTTAAGTTTATCAGAATTAACACGTTGATCCAGAATGTCTTCACCAGATTGACGGTATAATGCTTGAGAAGCACCTAAACGGTCAATACGGATTTGGTTAGAACGTTCAGCCACAGATTTCTGTGTTGACAACGATTTGAAAATTTGTGTATACTCAAACTGAGTATCTACCGTACCTTCATAAATTTCTAAATGTTGGTCGATATTAGATTCATCACCACCCCAATGAAATCGTGTTGAACCATCTGCGAAGTAATTAGCACCTGCCATATTATAAATCTCCTATTAAATACCTTGTTGTTTGCCTAAAGCACGACGACGCTGTAAATCAGCAATCTTTAACTGTGCTTCTTTATTTGAGTATAATTGATGTCCATATTGACGATCTAATTTACCCCACTCGACCAAGAACTCTTGGTGTGACATAGCTTTACCGCCTGTACCACCAGTACTGCCATTGATCAATGCACCGTTGTTAGAATTAACTAACCCAGCACCGCGAACATGGTTCATAATAACTTGGATAGCTTCATCTTGTTTACCGATACTCTCAAGGTAGATGGCATAACCACGTACATCTTGAGGTGCGGATGTGTTAAAACTGTTAATAGCTTCTTGCCACTGTTCAGCACCACCAGCAGCAGCATGTGCTTTCTGTGTAATCTGTGCTTTAAGTTGAGTAGCATGTTGATAAGCTGCACGAGCCGTAGCTACCACCTGTGCTGCAATATTAGGTTCTAAACCTTTAGTTAATGTTGCAATATCAATTAAGTCGGCATTACCGTACTGTACAGCATTCTTAATAGCTGCCCCGAATACTTCTTCACTTAAGCCAGCATTAGCCGATACAACCTTAATGCTAACATCCAACGGACTATCACCTGCGAAATCTTCTGGTGTATATACCTTAGTTGGTTGAGTATTCGTTTTATCTTCAACTGGTGCAGGTGTTGGATTACCTTGTGGTGCTTGGTACGCTTGATTCTGTTGGAATCCGAATTGACCTTGACCAAAGTTAGGATTAAATTGCTGTTGGAAGTTACCCTGTCCACCTTGATTAAATTCTTGTGGTGTTGGATTACCTTGTCCACCCTGCGGTGTATTTTCTTGAGGGTTTCCTTGACCACCTGTATTAAATTCACTCATAAATACTCCTATTGAATACCTGCTGCCAATTGAGCAGCCTGTGTATTTTCTAATTGATTACCACCTAACTGTGCGCCAGCTTGTTGTAGTACTTGTTGTCGCTGTGCTTCTGCTGCACGTTGTTCTTCCATAGCCTTAGCCCGCATCTCTTCCTCACTGTATGTAATCTCTGAAATATCAATACCATTAGAAAGTAGGATCTTATCTACAATAGCATCAAGATTAAATCGTTTACTTACTTGTGAGAATACTTGGGCAACTGTAGCAATCTCATTTGCTGCTACTAATAAAGCTTGGTTTTCTGAACTACGTGATAATGCTTGTAAACCAGTTAGAATATTTAATTCGATTTCTTGTCTATCAATCGCCTGAATAAAGTCTTTACGAACTTCATAAAGTAATAGATATGCTAAGGGTAAGTGCATATTCTGAGATAGTTGTGAGTATACACCACCGAGGACTTGCTCCGCTTCATCAGCATTACGTGCAATCTCATAGGCTGTTACACGATCACCTTCTCGCATATTGCCTGTGTACATGAACGCTACGTTTAGACGTTGCATAATAGCTTCTAAACCTAACCGAATCTCATTCATCTTTTGGAATGATCCAGATTCATAGTTCTGTACAGCATTAACGTTACCACTAATCCAATCACCGTTACGTGAGTTCACAGCAGATTCTACATCAAAACCACCCTGTGCATTATACACATGACGGATAATTAACGATTCAATCTGGTACTCTGTTAAACCTTGTGAGAGTTCAGATAACTTAGCAAAGTCACCTGCATACTCTTCTACGTAACCACGACCGTAAGCATCACCATTCATATAACTCCACGTTACAGGAATATATGGGCATAGCTTATCTCGATAGATTTCATAGTTTGGTAAACGTACACCATCTATTTCTTGTGTAATCTTCCATGAGATTACTCCATTGATATTACGCTTACGGATTCTAGTATAAAGATCAAGGGTTTCGTCCTCGTTACGATCTTGTAGTAGTTCCTGAGTCTCAGCATCTAATTCCCGATAACGTTTAGGTTCTCGTGTGATGATCTCAAGTACTTCTCCTACATTGTTGCGTAGTAACGCATAATTCTTTAAACTAAAAACACGTAGGCGATTATCTCTACGAAGTAATAAAACTTCACCAGTGATAATAAGTAAACGCAGTGCTTGCACGATCTGTGCATAAGATGCGTTGAAGAATAAACGACGACAAGCTTTGTTCTCTAAGTCGATAAGGGTACTTGTACCACGTTTATCAACTAAGTCTTTCAACTCTTGACTAGGTTCGATTCTAAAGAAAGATGTGCTTACGGGAAATAACGTACTCGCTAAACGTGACGCTAACCGATTCACTAGATATGCACCTACACTTTGGTAGTCATGCTCAATCTCAGCATTTCCATTATCTACCGTAATCTCACCTGTCGGGAACACGCTAGGTAGAGTCCAAAGTGCATACATTTCTAATCTTGTTTTTAAAGAATCGTCCGTGTATTCATCGTACAAAGCTCGAATAGTCTTTGTAAAATCATTTCCTTTGGACTTCATAAAACCTCCTAATAAGCATTAATCCCTAAGCTTGAATAACCACCTGTGGGTCGTTTCTTACGAGGACCGTCTGCACCTGTGAAGGTACTACCTCCTGTATCATCAAATTGTGTTACTTCTTTCTGTTCGTTAGCCTGTTGGAGTTTCTGAGCTTCTGCTTGACGACGCATTTCTTCCTCATACTTCTTTCCGAGGTCATCCTGCCCGCCAATACCGAACATACCCATAACACTACCTAAAGCTTTACTCAACCAGCTCATCGTGTAATCTCCTTACGGACCAATGTAGGACCTTGTTGGTTAATTAATGTTTGTATCTTATACATTACACTACGTTGACCAGCTTTATAGGTTAATTCTTCTGGTGTAAGTAGTTCTGTATTCTCTGCAAAACAATACTTATCTAAGTAATCATATTGCTCTTGAGTGAATAATGGAATGTCTCTTGCACTCATTCATTCTCTCCTTCTATAAGTGTAACTTCAAAAAAAAAGGTTCTTCCCTTCTATAAGTGTAACTTCAAAAAAAAGCCCACATGCTCAAGGCACATGGGCTTAGTATTAACCAAACATATAACGGGATTTAGAAATTTCCGATAACTCTAAGTTACCTGTAAGTGGTGGTGTGTACTCTTCAAGATCAATATTGTTAAACTTTAAGAAGTCTTCAATACTGAATTGTGTATACATTTCAATGAATGTCTTACGTAATGATACATGCATAGCTTCCACATCACTAGGATGGGTTGCGAATGAGTCATGAATTGGTAGAACTTGACCATCGAAATCTAAGATAGTTAAACATAAGTGACTGCTATCCATACTATGTACAAAGTTAGGTACAATACCGTTAGCTGCTCTTAAGGTATTATATTGGTTATCTGGATAATTATAAGCAATTCTGGAGATTCCCATCGAACGAATTGCTACAAGTTTAGTCACCATACCTTCTGCCCAATTCACAACAGGAACACCTACTGGACTAAACCAACGCATAGCATCAGCTTTATTTTTACGTACAACGTTCTGCAAGTAGTTCATCATCTCAGCAGATTTAGGTACAGTATCTTCGACACCTTTACGTAATGCCTTACCAACTGGTTTAGCTAATCGGTTGTAAGTAAAGACTGTCTTACCATCTAACTGAATCTCATCCATACCTGCTTCATACATATCATTAGCTAAGCCTTGAATAGTTGATAATAACTTCGAACCGTATACGTAAGTCATCACAGGTTTCTTCGCCATATTACGACTAATAGGTTTATCCACCCAATACTGACGTACAGCAGGAGAATCAGCTAATTCTAGTTTAGACTCATCTGCTATGTGCGCTACACGCATATAAATATCAGACTTCTGGTCTTCACCGTTGTCTAATAAGTTCGTGTAAAGTCCACCAACTTCATCTCTAGTAAGCGCCGAGAGATGTTGGAGTCCTGAACAAGTTGCGTCCATAGCAACGGGGACATGACAAACGTAAGTGGTGGGGTCTGGAAGTGCGAGGGCACTTTGGAGAGCAAGACCTGCTTGTAATAAGGTAAATGCTGTGTCGGGTTCGGGTGCATCCACATCGAAAGGGTTATTAATGAAGTTCTTAATATAGTTCCAGTTATCATCACACCATTTCTCCTTCAAATCTGGATCATGTTTATCATAACCACAACAGTTTGCAACATGAATCTTTAACCATTTAAGTCCTGTTTTACCTAGAGGTTTACCCTCTGCAAATTCAAGACAACCTTTAATACAATCGTTGGACTGTGGGTTAATACTACTACGGAAATAAAGACGACCTCGCCAATCAATAAACGTTGGAAAGTATAAACGTTCTTCGTCCTGATATTTAACCAGTTCTTGAATACGACTTAAGATGCCATGTTGACGACCAACACGTTTAGCTTCTTGTGTATACCATGAACTCATTAAACCTTTCCAGAATTGGAACTGATCTAATTCTTCCTCAGTAGCCTCTGACTTTAACCAATCCTCGGTAAAAGGAAATGCAGGTTTCGGTGCAGGTTGATAGCTTGGTAAACCTAAAATACCTACACGCATAGCAACTGCTTTACGTAAGATTGCTAAGATATCTTTATTGATCCTGTAAGGTACAGACTGTGCTTTATTCATTGCAGCCTTAACTAGCTCTGCGCCATTGTTTAAGTTATCAATAACCCAATGCTTGTGCTCTTTCTTAATAAAGCGAATACCACACATAGGTGAGTTATGTTTAAACCATTCAGTTAAATACCCACCGTTATACTGTCCTTCCCAATCCATAGGTTTGATCAACATAGGCGGGTATTTAACAACTGCTCTCGCTGCACTCGCTGCATCCTGAAAGTGCTTCGCTAAGGGTTCAGAAGCTTTAATGTGGTACATACCGCTATCCAGTTTAGCCCATTGGAATAATCCTGTAGCGTCATATAAACAACTTACCAACAACTTAGCTACACCTATACGCTCCTCTTGTGACCACTGTTCCCAATCTAATTGAATAGACTTAGAACCTGCTAAGAATGTACGATAACGGTGGGTAACTGATTTTGTACCTGTGTTGTCTAAATATTGGATAGTCTTGTCAGTATATGCAGGGTTTAACTCTTGCATAAATACCAACATAGACTCTGACTCAATCATACGACCAATACTCGTAAGTACTTTCTGCATAGACACTGGTTCAGGTACAGCACATGCATTAATAATATCACGTAATGCAGCCATTACTAAAACTTCTGGATCAGCGATAGAAAGTAATTTTAAATATTTACCGCCAACACCCCGAATCTTTTGTTTCTTAGCTGCATTTAAAGCTTCTACACCAACTTCAAATGCTTTAGCTAATAGGATACGACCTGTACCTACGTCAGCAGCACGTCCTTGTTGATATGCATCTAGTACTTGTTTCTGACCAGCAATGATACTATCGTGACTGTATGATTCTTCAAGAGCTATTTGGCGTTGGTATAGATCAGACATTATATCTCCTAAATTTTAATTTTGTTTACTAACTGTTGGACTTTACGTTTGAGGTCATCAATAGAACCGTCATTATGAATTACATAGTCTACATAATCATAAGGGTTATCAGATAGCTGTAGTTCGGCTGCGTATACTTCTGAAGCATGTAGTTTACCTTGCGGTACAGGGTGTCGGGTAATTAGGATATTGAAGTCCACATCCTCATTACCAAAACGAACATCAGGGATGATTAGGTTACGGTCTTGATTCTTAAGATAATTAACCCAAATATCAGGATCAATAGCACGCCCTACTTCTGTACCTAATAGTTGTTGGAACTTACGAGGACTCATCCAAGTACAAGAGTCAATATGTTTTTGGCATAAAGCATTCCATTCATCTAAATCTATATCAGACCTATTAAGCTTAAGGTACACATAATCAGTAGCATCAATAATCTTATCAGCTAGATATAAATCTACGAACTTATCCACCTCCTTCACATTACGATCATCAAAGTTCTCACCAAACACTTGACGTGCTGCTTCTTTAAGTAAGCCTGCATAACGATCAATTTCAAACACTTGACCTCTTTCTTTTAAAGCCTCTTGTAAGATAACTGCTACTGTGTCTTTACCTGAACCTGCTAGTCCAATTAAACCTACCTTATAACTCATTAAGCATGTTCTCCTTCGTAAATTTCTCGCATATGTTCAAGTTCAACTTTCTTCTGCATAGCGTAACCATCAGCACAACCATACAACATTAAACAGCCTCGGAAGTGGTGATTGCCCTGCCAACCTTTATATGGCTCGTCATGTACATAACATGCACCAACCACTGCTGCAAACTGTTTACGACCTGTCATAGGTAATTGACGCTCTGCATAAGCATACATTTGTTGATGTCCCATTACGAAAGATTCACCAACTGTCTTAAGACGTAGATCAAGATTACCGCCTAGTGGTTTACCCGTGTTCACGTTAATTACGTAATGTACAAAGTGAATACCACAGATATTATGTGGTTTTAAGAATGGGATAACTTCCCAACCATAATCATGAAAGGCTAATTTATCTGTACCAATCAGACCTTCAAACTCTGGATGAGTCTTAACAAAACGATCAATACGATCTTCATGATTACCTAACACCACAACCTTACGTGGATTATAACCTTTAACAGATCGGATATAATCTTCAATGATACCTAGTGCTTCATCACCTGCCTCAATATCTAATACGAATCGACGACCTTCTGCACTAAGTTGCCCTTTATCATATGTGCTTAACGATGCCATATCGTAGTGATCACCAATCTGTACAATAATGTCAGGTTGTTTAAGTTTGATATAGTTTGCAATCCAGTGGATATAGTCAAGACTAATACCTTGTTTAACCTGAGTATCACCAATTACAAAGATTGTAGGCTTACGTGGCTTCAATGCTACACTCTTGTCAACACGATGAGCTAACTTCTGAATGTTATCTCGAATAGTTCGATCAGAAATACCTAACTCTGTAGCGATCTCTGAGCTAGTTAGACCTTGAAAGTGCATACGAAGGGCACGTTGTTTCCATTCTTTTAAACTGCTGAATACTACTTTAGACATAAATTACTCACCTTTCTGTTTACGTTGTTTAACTACTGCTCGTGCTTTTCGTGCTGCTGCATTTCGCTTCACACGCTGAGCTTCTTTCTTCTCATCGGCTGTTTTGTGACTTGGGTAAATCATAGTCGTTGGATGTGCATCACAATAATCATAATAATTAAGTAGGTTCTGCAACCACTCTCGGATTGCTGCATGATCTTTAGACTTACTGCCCCAAGAACCTACTGCATTAATTACCTTACCTTCACCAGCGTTACAAGAACGGTGAAGAGTACCACGTATTAAACCTGTCACGTGGTCATGATCCACTGCGTAATCTGAATCTCTACCCATCTTAGTAAAGTCAATCGGCTTGTGACATAGTAAACACTTCTCACCTTGCTCCTTATAGAGCTTCATAGCAATAGGTCTTAGTTGACCTCTGGAAATCTTACGTGCTGTCATGCGTACTCTCCAATACACTTCCAGTTCAATCCTTTATGTACTAAACGTATCGCCGTTGGAGAAACGTTAAACTTTAAACCTAAAGCTTTAGCACCGTTCTCAGGACACCACGCTTTATAGTTCGCACGAATATATTTAACCTGCTCTACGGTCAACTTAGTCATACCGTGCTTTAATCCTTTTGCCTGTCTATTACGAGATACCATATCATTCGAATTATCTTGTGCAGTACCTGTTTCCAAATGCTCTGGATTAATACATCTAGGGTTATCGCATTTATGTCTAATCAGTAGACCCTTAATACTATCATAAGGTACTTTATTATGGTCACAATATACTACACGGTGCATTAAACGAGTTACACCAGTAACTTTACACATAGTATAACCATCCCGATTACCACGTCTTCCGTGATCAATACAAGAAGTCTTCATCAGGTTCTCTCCTCCAAATTCGTTCGTGATAACAATCTTCTAAGAAGTGTAAGTTATCTTTAGATAATTCATGTTCCATTAGATATTTATAAGCACTATCTTCCCTATTACGTAGCAACCAAAGCGCCTCGGCTTCTGGTATCGGGTTTTGATCTATGGCTCTATATGCATCTAATACCAAATTAACCGCGACCACCTCCTCCTTAACATCTTTAAGTAAGGCTAAAGCCGCTGCTTCTCCACAGGATTTTCCGTTTAGTTTAATCAACCCTTTAACATTATCCGCGACATCTCCCATAATCATCTGTGCTAAAAAGAAACGAGTACCTTTACCAACAATTTTAGATGCGGGTTTTAAACTTGGCGTCAACCACTCTTTCTTAGCAATCCATCCAAAACGATCACCTTTTAGCAGTGTTTCGAATTTGCCTTCATCCATGTTAAAGGATTTGTGTGGGGATATTTGCAAATCTTTATCTGCACTTACTAAGATACCATTCTGATAATGGTAATGGTCAATCATTAAAGCATCATCAGCTTCGATGTCGTAGTGACTAAACACCTTGATCGTAGGATGATCTTTGAAATGCTCAGGTGCAATATTACGCAACTCTTCTAAGTTAGCAGGTTTCTGTTTACCTTCTCGATTACCTTGATATGGTTTAACTGTATTCAGTAAATGACGTCCGTTCTTAGCACAACCTGTCGGAGTTAAATGAACTCGTGCAGTTGTCGCACCTGTCAAGAACATCTTTTCCTGAATAGCAATCTCGAAGTTATTAAGAATAGTTTGCATCTTACGATATTGAGTGCATACATAGTAGCAGTCACTATCTCCATCATGTAATAGTACATCCCCTTGATGACCTGCTTTGTATGTATCCACTTTGGAGATACTGTCTGAGGTTACGCCAAATCGTGATAGAATATTATTCATGCAAACATCCTAAAGTTTATTAATATTTAAACTCATTCGCACTTCTCCCCACAATAATGACAAGTTCCAGTATAAGTTGCTACTAATCCACAATTAGGACAATTCATTGGTGTTGCTGGTTGAAAGTCTTCATCTTCGATATAAGTGTACATGTAATCTCCTAGAGGTTGCCTCCCGAAGGAGGCTTGTAATTTGGTTGTAAGTAGGCTTAAACGGCTGGAACTGCTGGGAGGTCTACTGTTGGGACCGCAGGAATATCTGCCTTATCTTCCTCAACATGTTGATCATTAGGGTCAGCTTCTTCTACCTCAGCTTCAAGTGCTGGTAAATCTTCACCTTGGCTAATCAACAATAGATCAATTGGTGAACCTTTGAAGTTTGTAGCACTACGGATTTTTTCTTGGATGAAGTTCTTACTTTTCTTCTCAACAACTTCATTACCATTTGCATCCTTAGTTTTCTTATCATATTCACCTTCAATGAAGATTGAATCCCATTGTTCTTTAGTAGGTGCATCCCACAAGAACAATTGATATTCTTCTGCTGGGGTATCTGCTACGCCATCCTTACCTGCTTCATACATAGCACCCGTCATTGCATTAGCAATTGGTTTCTGTAATTGGGAGAAGTCATAAGTGTTATATTCTTTACCGTCTTTACCTTTCTCAATACCAATAGATAATAAGTAAATGCTACCGAGTTTCTGTACAAAGTGTGTTGCATCTTTAGCATAGTTCAATGCATTGAAGATTTTAACAGCGTTAGATTTTTCGTTTTGGTGTAAAACAATGTCAAAGCGTGTACGAATCTTTTCAAGCTTACCGTCTTGTACGTATGGTTCTTTTGTACCATCAGGGAGAGTACCAATACCAGCAAGGATGTGGAATCCTAAAGAAGCAGTCTTAGCTGGTTTCTTAGGTTGACCTTTGAATGGTTTCTGTTTCTGAATACCATGATCAATATATTGTGTGAACTGTACAATTGCTGTACCTTCACCTAACAGACGTTTCTCAAAACCACCTGATGTAGTTTCCGTCATGTCTAATTGTACTTTACCTGCTTCGATTGCTGCTGCTGCTTGTGCTAATAATGCGTTCATAATTAAACTCCTGAGTATTAATGGCTTGCAAATTCTTTGTGAAGTTCTTCACGTTTGGTTACTACCCAACGCTTTAGTACCTCAATATCTTTTGAGTGTTTCTGATAACGTTTACCGTTTAAGCATACTTCTGCACGAAATAGCTTACCGCCACGTACAGGCATAATACCTTTGATACCTGTAGTAGAGCGTTGACTTACTGGAATATTACATTGGTTTTGACTACGATTCGCTGCTCTAAGATTAGAGATACGATTATCTGTCTTACATTGGTTTATATGGTCAATGCACTTCGGAGGTTCTTTGCCATAGTGTAAGAACCATGCTAGCCTGTGAGCTAGCATCTGTTTCCCTGCATAGGTTACTACTAGATAACCATTTAAGGCTACACCACCACACACTGTACCTGCGGAGTAATTACCCATACGGACTAAGCGTGTAATAGTGCCTGTGTCTGGATCATACTGAAACAATGTATGTAGTTCTTCACTAAACATAATACCTCCTAAGTTACATCCACTTTATCCATCATATTTATACCATACTCAGCTTGCGCTGGAAAAGGTGTCGTGTCGTAGTGCCATTCTTTAAGCGCTGGAATAATCTCTGCCATATATTTCGGTGTTGATTCCATGATCTCTTTTACAAGTTTACCATATTCATTGGCTAAGGCTTCGTTTGCACAATCAAGGTAACAAGCATCATGCACAGTATTGATAGGTAACACCAAACCGCCAGCGAAGTTCCGAGCAATAAGTTCTCTAATAACTCTACCACATGCCGCTTGAACAATAAGGGATGCTTCCCCTTGACAGAAGTAGTTCGCAAGCTGTGTATCTTTATAATCATATTTCTCACCTACGCCTTTAACGTATTTGGGAAATTGACGGAAGCTATAGCAGGTTCCACTGTTAGCTTTAAAGAATCCACGTCGGAAGTGTTTCCATACACCATTAACGAGTTCTGATTCCATCGGGACTGTGAGTCCGTTTTGTTCGACTTGCGGACGTACAACTCGTTCAGCGTATGTGGAAGACTCTGGAAATAACTTACGCTCTGTCTCTTTAAATTGTTCAGCCTCTTCAAGTGAACATCCTGTTGAGAAGCTAATACCCATAGCGGAAGCCCCGTATTGGTTAGCGAAGGCACGAGGCTTGATGTCGGTACGTAGTTGTTTGTATTTCTTGTGTTCAGGATGAGACTTATCATGACACTTCTCAAACACAGTTGCATAATCTTCTCCTAAAGCACCTGCTAAACGATAGCAGTGCATGTCTGTACCATCAATCAACTGTTGAAGTAAGTTCTTATCTCCTGAGATACTAGCTAATGCTACGACCTCAAGTGCTGAGTAATCGACCTCAACAATACGTCCTTCTTTACCGAAACGCGATTCGAACATCTGTTTAACTTTAGATGTACCGTCTCGTGGAATGTTCTGCATATTCGGTCGAGAACCTGATAAGCGACCTGTAACGGTTGCACAGTTGTTTAGTTGATGATGGATGATTCCATTGGGTTCAACATATTGAAGCATACCCGACTGCTTACCCTTATCATCTTCAACAAGATAATATGTCGTGGTATCTTTGATTAACTTCTTCATGTCACGTAATGGCTGTGCTGCTTCTGTGAAGTTAGCTACTAAGTCTAAAGCATCATCACCTGTTGAATACACAGGAGTACCACAAGCTGTATGTACACGCTTACCTTTGAACTCTGCACGATCACCTGTGAACTGTTCAGATACATGCTTAGGTAGTTCATTGAAGTTTACCAAACCTTCAAAACGGTATGTTCCTTTACCCCATTTAAGGAGAGGTTGATCTGTATCTAAGCGTTGTATCTTAGGTAGACCTTTAAACTTCCCAGCTTTGTAGCGTTGTAACTTCCCGTACTTAGATTCTAAATCTTCAATCTGTTCTGGTGTTAGTGGGTTCTCTGGATCATATTTAATTTTAACCATAATATTTCTCTGCTGCTTTATCATAAGCTGCTTTTGCGTCAGCTAATACATCAAATAACCCTAATTCAATACCCTTACCTTGCACTACAATTTTAGCACGGTAGCGTGTCTTTCCATATCTGTGTTTAAGATATACACCTTTGACACCTGTAGCATTCTTACGGTTATGCGTATTGTGGTTGTTTAATGAGTAAGTAGCTGCACGTAAGTTGGTTAGGCGATTATCTGTGCGTTGACCATTAATATGATCTACAACTTTTGGTAAGTAACCATGTGCTAGATAGAACTTCACTCTATGGTACAGATACTTTTTCTTACCTACAGCGACTACTAGATACCCGACGTTATTTAAGTAACCGTTAACGATCTTACCTGAGCGTAGCGAACGTAGCTGTTCGCCTTCTAACTTGAACTCATTCTCCAAATACATAGTATTCTCCTTTAACAAACTTAGGAGGGTCGTAAGGAACTTTCTTATCGTAGGTAATCGTACCGCCAAATAAGAACGCACTCATATGATAACCAGAAGTGAATGAGAACTCTAACTCAGCAGGTAAATCTTTCGGTAGATAACTACGAACATCCTCTTGTAACTCTGCAATACGTTTGTACTGTTCGTCCATGTTCTTCTTAGCTACATCCATGTTTACGTACAAACCGTTATAGGTTGCGATAGCATTAAATAATAAACTATCCATACGCATCTTAGCCATTTCGTACATACCGACTTCTTGCATGTACGCTACCTGAGCAAAACATACTCGACGTGTATTCGCTACGTCACCACTATGCTCATCAGCTAAGTATTCCATTAATAATGCTTGGTCGATTTCAGAAGTCTTATAACCTTGTTCCCAAAGTAACTTAACCGCATCAATCTTTTTAGTACCACCGTACTTAATAGAACAATCTTCAAGCTTAGGATACATTTCAGTTTGATGTGTAATTAAGAACTCTGCATATTGAGTACAGAATACACGACCACCATTATTTAAGAACTTCTTAATAAGTTCAAACTTAGTTGCAAGTAACCAATGTAGCTCAAAAGATAAGTTGTGTGCTACTAATACCTTAGAGTTTAATAAGTCTTCATCAAATGCTGTAGATGCTGCCCATTGATTAGGTTCTGTATAATATTCGGATTTAACTGGACCATTATCACACGCCCAACCAGCAGCTACTACATAGTTCTCAGGGCAATGTGGACTAGCCAGTGATCCACAGTACTCATAGTTCTCCACCTCAAAATCCAGAATAATCCAATTATGTTTCATGCATATCTACCTTTGTGTTTTACAACGTTGTATATAACTTTCTCATCTACGTTATATTCCTTAGCTAATGCAGCATAGCCATTAGGGTTATATTTCCCTGCTTTACCTTTAATGTACCTACTACGTATAGTGGATATATCCTCAGTAGTAAGCTTATATTTCGAAGGTACAACCTTAGCAGATCGACCACGTTTAGCACGATCTTTATTGTTATCCGCAAGTGTGCCGATCTCTAAATGCTCAGGATTAACACATCTAGGGTTATCACACTTATGCCTCACAACTAAACCTTCAATATCTTGCATATGTATATTATTAGACTGACAGTATACAATGCGATGTAGTCTACTAATTCTAGGTTTCTTATATGGATTAAGTACCATAACATAACCTTCGGGACTTAGTGATTTAGTTTTACCATGATCTATACAGTCGGTTAGCATAGTACCTCCATATTATTTACCTTTAAGTATATTTATAAGAAGAAGTATAAATAAGAATACTATAATATTACCTATGTATATTATTATAGTTATATTTATAATATTTAATATCATATTTATATCTCCTTCTATTAGTGTAACTTCAAATAACTAACTACTAAATCAGTTACTTACAGTACCCAATTAACGACTAATTAGGAACACTACTACAGATATAAACAGTAGTGTTTGTTGCCACCCTTCAAGAGCATTCCACCATTCAAGCATCAGGTTCCTCCTTATCTTCACGTATCCGAACCACTTTAGGTAATCTTAATGCTTTACCTGTACTTGATTCTTGAAGTGCTTTAACTTCCCAAATCTTACCTACAGGTGGATACTCCGTACTTCCTTTTCCTTTATCTGGAAATACCGTAGTACCTACTCCAGATTGATGTGCTAACGTAAGTGCTTTACGACGCTCATCGGTCCATCCTTTACCCAAGTCTGCGGAGAACACATTGCCCTTATAAGAGAATTTAAGCTTAGCAATTTGACCTGCACGTTTACCTTTACCATACTCAACCCCTACGCAAAGTAGATCAAGATGAAGACCACGAACAATCTTCATTGCCCGATAACCTTTATGACCTGCTACCCAATCAAGGTCTTGTTTAAACACAGCACCTTCGTGACCTAACTTAATATGTGCATCAGCGTATTGCTCAACATCTTCTTTAGAACTAATGATTGCATTATCTACAAGGTATAGACTACATTGAGCAATCTCTAGGATGCGTGATAACTCTGCATAGCGGTCAGTATAATAACGCACAGAACCACCAGCTAAGAACTCATCAAAGTGCAAGTAGTCGTGTAACATCACGTAGGATTGCTCCATTGCCTCTATATCGGCTGTTCCCCACTCTGCCTTACGGTTAGTACTTACTAGACCAGAAAGTTCCTCTAACGTGATTGTAGGCGCAACTAGCTCACCTATGTAAACACCATCAGTTAAACCATAGATGCTCCTGAAGTAATCAGTTTCGTAAAGCTCTCTGTAGTATTCCTTACCTGTACGACCATAAGCTTTAGGAATACCATTATGCATAACGATCAGAATATAAACACCATCATATTTAATCTGACCAATTAAAGGATATGTAATCTTACTTTCAGGTACTTCTTCAAAGTGCTTGACAAGCTGCACAGGGTTCTTAGTCTTAGCTAAGTATTCCTCAATTGAATCAAATCTATTCATAATCATTTCCAAGTGTTTAAGTCAGGGTTAAAGAATGTCTCAGCTTTGAGGTATGATTTCTTACCTGCACGTTTAAGTTTATTCTTCGGTGTACTGATACCACGTTGGTACTCAATATCCTCTGTAGGCTGCATCCAAGCACCACCAAAGATGGCTAAGTCAAGTGTAGTTTGTACACCTGTTTTACTGTTCTGTAATGCAGATAGTGGTGGGAATAGCATATCCATACCCTCAGCACTCACCTGAATACTTCCGATATGGATCATCTTATGAATCGCTGCGAACTGTCGCATCGTATCCCACACCGTTTCTAACTGCTGTACATCGTTAGCAGCTTGAGCGCCTACACATCGAATACGTCCAGTCATGTCTGTAATTACACAGAATGGTTTATGTTTACTGATTAACTTATTAACATCAGCAGTTGTTGCACCATGAATATTCACTAATCGAATAGCATCAATACGTCCAACTACTTTCTTATAAGCCTCACGTAAACCATCACCACCTAACTCTTTACGCATTTCGAACAGCTTACTGCTATCAACACCAAGCACTGTACTATATACACGAGGCATAATGTCCTCTGCTGTACCTTCATTAATTAAGTACAAGATAGGCTGGAACTCTACCTCACCAGCTTCTACCAAGTCCTTATGCTGTACTGCAAATGACTTAGCAATTGCACAGAACAATGATGTCTTACCTGCGTTGGTAGGCATAGCTAGTGCAATGTTCTTACCAGCAGTTACACCTTTAAGATCATCACAGATAACATCAGGTAAACAATCGAACTTATAACCACTATCATCAGCAGATAAGTCAATTAACTCTGCAATATCTGTGTCGCACCAAAGCGCTTCTACTTGCGTTGTAACGCGTTGTTTGTGTGTTTGTGTAGCTACCTCAAGCTCACTTGCTAAGTCGATCTCCTCACCGCTCTGGAAGCGCTTAAGGATCATACCGACTTCACCTTCGAACCTTAGTACTTCAAGTTGATCACAAGTATTCTTGATAATATCATCACTCACAGGCTTACGTAGTAAAGTAGTTAGTGCAGCCATAGCAGTGATTTGCTCTTTCGTCATGTTACCTTTAAGTTTTACCAGCGTATCAAATGCAGACCAATCTACATATTGATGTTCTGGATACTCCTTAAAGTAAACACCAAACCAATCCAGTAATCGGACTGTGTTAGCGTCTAACATATCTTTAGGTACAGACGTATAAAGAAGATCGAAACGCTTCTTATCACTCAGTGCATGTAACACATTCCGATCAATTGGTTCACGGTCAGACATAAAATTTCCTAATTATTTCAACTTACTAGCTAATTGGTTTACTGTTAAGTGTGTATGACACCATTCTTCAAAACCATCATTACGTCCGAACTCATATTCTTGCAGACTAGACCAGACACATACAGACATATTAGGTTTAACTGTGTGAACCTTAGCTACCGATATCTCTCGGATATTCTTAGAGTGTAATAACGACACTAACTGATTACACTCCGCATCCGTCTTAGGAATAACACATATAATAGCCATTACTTAAATACCTCCGAGTCAAGTGCACCATGTTCTTTCCAATGGTTGAAGGCGTTGATGAAGTCATCAGGAGATTTAGCATCGTAACTATTCTCTGTCACGATGTTACGGCTACCATCCGCATTCAAAATTAGACCGTCTGTACCTGAGAACTCAGGATGACTGACACCAACATCCCACCAAATCTCCACATTAACACCGTCTGAACCATAAGGTTTCAGGGATTTAAATTTTTTATTTCCTTGACTATTTAAGAAGTCTACAATAACCTTGTGTTGTTCAGCGTTTACGTCAATATTAATACCGTTGTATAACATTAGATAGCTCCAAATAATTGTTTGATTTCATTAGGTTTTAAATCTTTAGGGTCATACCCATCAGGGATGTTTACTCGTAAATAAGGTACGCCAAAAAGACTAAGACGATTACTAATAAGCCTTTCAGCAGTTTGTCCTGCAATATCGCCATCCAATGCAAGAACTGGCTTACGTGATGATAAGAAGTTAAGTTTTTCATCTTCAAAATTAGTTCCTAGTAAACACATTGCACTGCAACCTGAGTAGTGTTTTATCTTCATACTTGAAAACAAATCCTCAGTAACAGCCACAGGCTCTCGTGTATCGAATTGATTTTTGCCTTGTAAGTACACAAAGCTCTTGGGATTTTCTTTATAGTACTTATACCACTTCATAGGAGAGACACCAGTACAATCTCTACCGATGTCAACACCTTCAAAGCTAAATACTAACCGATCATCCTCTAAATTATACATAGGTCTATATGGCTGTAGAATCGTCGTAGAGACACCTTTGCTTTGGAGTAGTACAACCATACGGCTGTACTTACTTTCGTGCTTCTCCGCTAATTCTGTAAGCGTACATAGCTGCTTATAGTTCAAGAAGTGCTTAATAACAGGTGCTTGAACTAACGTCTCCCTAGCTAAGTGTGTCTTCCAGACCTTACCACCTTCATGAGAACGATGACACCAACATGACCAACTGTCTAAGTTGTTATAAACATCCATTGCTTTAGTCTGCTCTGCTCCATGCCATACCCTACGTTTCTGACCCAATGGTACGGCTTGAGCGAGGTCAAAGCCATTCAGATTTGTGTAACACCAACCTGCTCCTTGTAACGTATATTTCGGGTTACCATACTAATAGTCTGATGCGCTACACCAAATTTCCTAGCAAGTGTAATTGTATTCCAAACCTTACTACGTGGTTTATAGTGTGTTCTAATGAACGCTATATCCTCAGCAGCAAGCTTGGCACATATGGATTGTGCGCCACAGTAACGTCCTTTATATACACGGTCTCTATTGTTATCTGTAATACTGCCTAAAACAAGATGTGCAGGGTTGATACATCTAGGATTATCACATTTGTGCATAACAACCTTCCCATCAATATCTTTAATGTGTAAGTTATTCGCTCGACAATAAGCTAATCTATGTAGCTTTAGTTTGTTACGTTCACCTTTGTACTCATGCGCACAAGTGCTACCGTAACCGTCTTTATCACCAGCCATACCGTGATCAATACAATCCATACTACCTCCTACCATTCACTGCTATGAAGCATCTCCTTTCACCTTCTTAAGTTCATGAGGCTTACCCCAATCTTGAGAACCATCCCCGAACTCAACATGCACATCACCATCATCATCTAAATATTTAATGATGCCGAATTGACCACGATAGCGTGCTTGGAACCACCCATTGGTCTGTTCCTTCTTCTTAACTTGAACACACTGACCTGCAACACAATTCTTACGCTTCATCTTTAACTTCCTCCAAGTTCTTGTGATTAACCCAATCAATAATACCATTTCCAAAATTGATTAGCACTGTTAACTTACCAGTATAACTTGCTGGTTCTTTATAACTAACTGTGCCTACTGCACCTAAGTTCTCTGGTTCAGCAAGATTACCATTAGGATTATTCTTAATACGAACACGCATACCTACTTTAACTTTACCGAATTTCATCCGACTACTCTCACTAAAGGTTTAATAAATTTACTATGACAGTACCATGTACGTCCATTATCGAACTGTACCTGCACCGTGTCATCCATGCGACAAGAACCTACAGTACCTTTAGTACCTTTTGGTATTAAACCATTCGGTACTGTACGGTAAACCCGATCACCCGCAATATAATTATACCCACGCATTTCTTTTAGCCTCACGCTTAGAGCGACGATCTAGCTTACGCTCTTTTAACATATTCTTACGCTCACGTTGTTCACGCTTACGCTGTTCATAGTTAGTTAGTTCTTGAAGCTCATCAACATAAGCTTGTGCAACACTATAACCTTTAATTGACATGTTCTACCTATTAACGAAAGTGATTGATGATAGCCTTAAGGGTAATTAAGAACTTCTTAAACAGCGATGTCTTTACACTAAATGGGTTGTATTCAACCACAGGCTTAAGCTCAATGATCTTAGTATTAGGTGAATAATCTGTTAGTTCTGCACTATCAAAGATGTTTAGTTTACCTACATGTCGATAGATGTTTCGAGTTTTGATTGTAAGTGGAGTCCCTAATCCAGCAGCTCTAAAACCCCCTTCGGTAACACATACTGTAGCAACGTTACCTTTAACTCGAATACCTTTAGGGTTATCAGGGTCATACTGAGGGTTATAATCTTCCTGTGGTATCGCGTAACGTAACGCAATACCACAGTCCGCTAACACTTTCTTAGTAGCTTTAAAGTGTTCAGGCGAATAGTTAGCAACACAGAAGTCAGGGTATTTGTTCTCAGTAGTCATTATTTAGCTCCTTTTACTTCCACAGCGAAATGTTTAGGTGTACCATGTTTACTAACATACTCATTGAGTTCTTTATTAAGTAACTCAGGTTTAAATACTGCTAAATATGCAGCTTGATATAACGCAGCGAATGGGATGAATAGGTCCTCACCTTGTTCACGTAACAGCATTACACCATTAAGATGTTGTTGGGCTAAGCGTAGTAACAAAGCACTTGGTTTAACACCTAAGCGAATTAAGAAGCTGTTTGTTGTAGGTTCGAAACACCAACCACGTACAGTACTCTTACCTACACGAACATGGTCTGTAGGTTGTTGGTTGTAAGTGAATCCACCAGCTTTAGCAGCTACATTGTGTAAACCATTTAACACCGAATCGCCTAGCAATACAGCACGTAGTACCTGCTCTACTTTATGGTTATAGATAGGATTACCTATCCACTCTACATTATCAAATTTACCAACAGGATAAGCGTTACGTTTAGTCATTGTATAACTCCTTTAGAGTTGTTGAGAATATTTACTAACAGCATCCATGTAGAATGCTGCTATAAATATACTAGATAGAGTTAGTTACCCCATTCAAGTAATTAGCTAAGCGAGTAGCTGGTCCTTTTGTACGATAGAACGCTACCACACGTCCGTCAGGAGTCTTTACATTCCATCCTTGTAGGTGACTACCGTACACATATAAGTTTGGATTCTGGTACTTCCCATGCTGATACAGAATACGTCCAGTCTGCACATCAACAACCTTACCGATTGCAGTATGTAGTACAGTCCCAGCACCTACTAACTCAAAGTCATGGGCAGATACCGCACCTTGTGGATAAACAACATAACCGATACAACCACTTTCCTCTAACCAATCAGTACCATCATCATCCATATAGAACAATCTAATCGGTGTGGTCTTATCTTTGTACTGCTCAATAACTTGTTGAAGTCTTACGTCCATAACGTCACCTTAATTTACTTTCAGATAACCAGCTAAGCACTGGTATCGCTAGAATGAAATAGAATAGAATAATACATTTCCACTTATTAGCTATAGGTATCGCCAATATAGAGAAACACAGCGCTGCACCTATAAAGTAGTGGATCACAAACAGCCACTCAAGTATGCTCATGTTCTTCCTTGTTAGGATTAGCTAACCATTCATATGCAGACAACACTGCATACGTTAAACAGAATAAACCAGTTGTAAGTACGTTAGCCATTAAAGCCTCCAAATGATTTACTAGGTGGACCAGCATGTCCATATCTAAACGCGAAAGTCCAGCACCTAGCCTGTGCTTGTTGCTCAGGTGTTACTTGATTGATAGGTACACCAAATATACGAGAAGCTAACTCTTTATAGGTGTCTCTAACATGCGATGAAGTATTCTTCATAGTCCACATTGCCCCATATAACCTAACATATACGCTTTAGCAATACGAGTACGACCCTGTTTCAATGCACGATAACCTGCACATTCATCTAGTCTTCGTGCTGTTTCCGCACGTTGGTCTTCGCAGAAAGTACCCTTATCTTTAAAGTATTCTACTTGCCCCACAGTGTCATGGTACATTATAAAGAACACTTGCATAGCTAACACAATGTCTTTATTAGCTAAAGCAAACTCATAACATCGTTTAGCCATTAAGCAGTTAAGATAACGTTCGTCTTCGTACTTAGTTGTACCACGACCAAGTTCGTAAGCAAATGCGTGATCATGATCGTGTACAGCACGGTACAGTAAGTTTACTTGTGGGCTTAAATATAACTTATCTGCATCGTTAGCACCGCTATACACAAGGAAAGGCGAACCAAAGTTCTTAGCACATAACCACATAGCATGCACTTGTTTACCTGTGCTAGGGACTTCTTCCGCATTAGCTGAATAGTGTATAGGGTACTGTCCTTGTTGTAATAACAAGGTTTCTTCCAGACACTGAGCAATTACAGTCATAATAGGTTCGATACCATAGATTATATGTGACATATTAACAATCCTTACAGATAAAATAAGAGAGGATGCATCCAGCAGCTATGCATAGGAAGAATACAAAGACTTGTTCAAGTATTGTCATCTAAACGCTCCAAATGTGCAAGGAAATCTTTGTCGTTTAATATCTCATGATCTAACCAATCATGAGAGTAACTAGGACTGAGCGCTCGATAGTCTTTCCAGTCTGTATGTTTAGACGATTTAATCATAACAACCTTAGACATTTGATAAGGTACAATCTTCACAGTGACCCATCTAGGTATGTGTGCATGTGATTGGTAGTCGTATTTACGGTCCGTCATAGTGTTTACCTTTTTTTTTGTCGTGCTGCAATCTCAGCTAATACAACAACGAGAGCAGCTTAAATATTACCGGCATCCAGAAGTGAAAAAGGTAATCCTAAGAACATGTATCATCTTCCTTAAGCAATGCAGCTTCAAGTTTAGCTTGTAAGTACGGGACACAACGTTCAGCTAATTCCTTACGTTTAGGGTTAGCCCATCGGTTACGAGTAGTATAAAACTCTTCCCGACCTCCAACAGGGTATAACCACGTACCTTCTGGATTCTTTAATTGATCCCACATTTCATCAACAAACCAGTCAGGATAATTCCTAAAGAATGAGAAACATAGACCACGATCAGCATCTACCACCTTTTTAGTGATAGGTAACTGTACTAGCGCACCATCTTGCACTACAACATAGTCCCAATTATCTAGTGCTTCATTAAGTTGTGCAATAGTGTCTTGCAGTTGTTTAACAGTAGGTTCCATATTACACCTCTACTTCCAATTGGCTTAACAATGTACGCAACTCTTTAGCTGCATCCGCTTTACCCTCAATATCCACGCCTTTATTAATCGCTTTATTGTACTTGCTAATAAGAGCAGCCACTTGAGCATGAACATCGAAAGTCGTCAACAGGTCGGGTTCAGGTTTAAAATCTACCCAATGGTTAGCAATAGCACCAGCTTCATCATAAGTTTTAGACTTATCCTTAGCGAACAATCGACCTTGTTCAATAGCACTCTTGTCTGCTTTGTTCTCACGGTCAAGCATACGTACATTGCCATACGCTAAAGCCCATTCACAGAACGCTGCTTTGCGTGAACCTTTAGGCATAGCTTGAACTAGCTTATCCAACAAAGTGCTATCGCCATGAGCATCACAGTGCTTAAGACAACTTACACCAGCTACATGGATGTCGTTATCCAATTGCTTACCACGCTTAGAGATAGATGCGATTGCTTTGTTAATATCTTCAACAGTGATTAATAGATTCATAGTGTTTACCTATGTTGTGTTAGACAGAATGTATATAGCATGATTACTTAGTGATCATGCTATATACAAACTTATGCTTTAGGTGTATCAGCATCTAACGCTGCAATTAAGTCGTCTACAGTGTCAAATATTGTACCATTACCCATTGCAACTTGCATTTTAATAAGGAAAGCAGGCGCACCTATAGTCCAAGCACGTTCACCTTTGCCCGCACCATCGTCAGTCAGTATTAAAGATACTTCACCTTCCATCGACATATCGATTTCATTAAAGCCTAGCTGTTTAAACTTAGCTTTATGTTCCGCAGTCAATTCTGGACGTAATACAGCTAGTGGCATATTAAGATTAGACATTTGTACTCCTTAGTACGTGGTTAGAAAGATTTATAAGCGTTGTATCGGTTGTTAGTGCAGCCAATACAACTATATAAATCCTTACGGAATTATTAAAGACTTAACGCCTTAAAGCCTAGTTTGATAAGAGCTTACTACCTAAGTAATAAGTTTATCCTTAAAGGACTCAGTACATCTATCGAATATCGGCTCGATAACGGGATACACCGCTCAGGTAATTTGTTCTGGCTTACCTTACACCGCCTATGTAGCACATTACATCATTAACGGCTTGCTACTGCCTTACAATTCACCTTCAACATCCACCTCTAAGAAGCTTCTGTCTCTAGCCTAGCTCGTTTGCTATGGTTGCCATCTTAACCATGTTTGATTTAGTTGTCAACACTTAATTTCATATTTATTCAATTTAATTCTTATCAGTGTATCAGCCTAAGCTGACGCACTTTTAACAGTATTCACTTGGTACTGTTTACCTTTGAAATTAATGTACTCAATTGGGAAATTACTAAAGGGTTTAAACTTAACCTCTCGTTGGTAGTCTTTACCATCGTGATTAAATATAACCCATAACTTACCATCAGAGTGTACATCTTTTGATAGGTACGTACTATTGATATGATCTGCTAATTGTCTCATAGTGTCCACCACTGTATTGATTGATACACTGATAAGAACTAACGAATAAATACTTTAAAGAGTAACTCAAGAGATTCGTCATCACTTGGTATGAGTTCATAGTAATACGATAGAAATTATACGTCAAGCACTTTCTATAAATAATTTATTCATGTGATCATAAATTAATCAATACTAATACTTCCATACTCTTATAAGCTTATTTTCAGGGGGTAGATTAAGTGATTGATATATATATATAATATTTGAAGTTACACTCATAGAATAGAATAGAATAAGAACTACAATAAAACTTCTTATAAATATTAATATAAGAATATGAATATAGAACTATCTATATAATACTGATAAGAACGTATAGATAAGAACTATATAAGAAAGTAATAAGAATATAGATATAAGAATAGTGATAAGAGCTATGATATGAAGTAGTAGAGTAATAAATATAGAAAGGAGAGAAAGAAAGAACTAATAGAACAATAGATATAGGTATAGAAGAAATGCATAGAGGCAAGCTACCGAACCAATACAGACGTTCCGAGAAAGAACCTAGAACCTTCCTATATACGTTGATAAGTACTGATAAGTGATCTTCCTAGCACTGTACACTCTCCGAGTGATGTTCTATATAAATATATTAAGAAAGGTATAGACAACTGCTGAGATAGTTGATAAGATGCATTCCATAAAGTGGATAAGGAATACTATTATGATTGATATGCACTTCTGGATAGGTATAACATGCGTAGTTATATGCTTGATAGCTCTACTGTATCCTATAGATACTGATAAGGACTCTTGATAAGAGAGTTCCAAGAAATTCCTCAAGAAAAGTGGTATGGGGGAGTAAACGGGACGGGTTAGGGTGGGAGA